CATCTACATCAGTCTTGCTGATCTTCATCAAGACAAATGCACGATAGTTATGCAACTCTGGATTGTAAATGACCATTTTTTGCTCAAGTCCGTAGGTACGAACAATGCTTTCGGCAATCAAGTAAACAATCACATCCTGTGCCTGTGCCTGTGCAACTGGACGGTCAGGTGTACCAGACTCGTCGTACTTCAACGTAGTACGGTTATTCATTTCACCGTTGACACGGTCGGCAATTTTAGCCTTGGCTTTGAGAGTGGCTTTCTTAAGAGCCATTTCCATACTAGGACTAACATCTTCGGCAACTGCATAAAACATACCCTGGCGATCCCAAAACTTAAGACCGTTCATTTCAGAACCAGTATCTGCATGTTCAAGATACCAAGTTGGAACAGTCTTCTGTTCAAGGTTTTCTGTTTTTAATGTTGTCATACCTGAACAAGCCACTAGCATTGCTACCAACGGTACAAGTGTTAATATTTTCTTCATTTTGCCAACTCCTGACTCTGTGTTTTAACTGTGTCTACGCCTTTGTCCATAATACGTGCCATTCCGCTGAATCCAACGGTGGCCAATACTAAACCAAAAACAACGCCTATGATAAATGCCTTCATACGTACCTTTCTGTGTGTGTTAATAAAAAAGCCTCTACAGTACATAGTATACTATAGAGGCAGGGGACTGTCAACTGGTTTTGGTTATTTAAATAGGATCAATGCCATAAGTGCGGCTTGGCAGAAAAATCCAAATCCAATTGTAACTACGTTTAGCCAATCTTTTTGGATTACTCCTTTGATAAAAAAGAAGAACAATCCAATCCAACTAAACAAGACCATATCAACTGGCGGCAACTTTTCGGTTAGTCCAGTTAGCATGGCCACCAGTGTGGGAATTGTGGCTAGGTGTAGTAGAATAACTGCTAGCCAACCCATTGTTTCCGCACTAAGATGCGGGACATGTTCGATTAGGCCTATTCTAATTTTCTCAACATCAACCATGTCTGTTATTTTTTGGTTGAATTTTTGTAATAGTGTCATTGGATTTCCTTAATTATAAAAAATGTGACGACCAATTTTTGCCACGGGTTTTTTACCCCATTTTGGATTAACGTAGTCTCCATGAAAGTAGAGTGCATTTTTAATAGAAGGCAATCTAAATCCTTCCAGCAATACCTTTTTGGCTACTTCCATACTTTCGTAATAGACTGGGCCATTCATTGGTTTCTTAAAACTGGCTCGATCACAGTACCAACTGAATTGGCAAAGAACTCGCTCATAAACAACGTTCTTTTGGTATACAACTCTGCAGATGTCCCCGGGAAATTCTCCACTTTCTGCGCGGTTGATTGTAACTTGTGCAACAGCAACTTTTCCTTCGAAAGGCTCATAACCTGCTTCGTGGTAAATGTTACGTGCTAGGCAATCAAGTTGGGTTTGACGGACCTGTGCGGTAACTGGACTTGCGCTCATTCGAGCCTCCCTTAAGTGGTCCAATTTATATGCTATGGCACGTTGGGTCAATAACCCTACGAGTATTGCGACTGTTAAAAAAACAGCCATTTTTATCATGCGTATCATAAGTTTCCTCCTTTACGCGAATTAAGGTGCAAGCACCTTACGTTCCAATAGCGGAACGTTAATTAGTTATCTCGATGATTTTTTTGGTTATCTACGCATTTTTGCGATGTCAACAGCTTCTTCATCTGAAAAAACCGGCACTGCATTACTCTTATGCATGGTTGCAATGCCTATAACCTTAGTGCCAGTGTATACTTTGGCTGGTGCCAGTGAGGCTACACCTAAACCTGTATTTAAACTGCGTACTTTTTCAATGTCAGTTTCTCGTCGAGATTGGTCTTTTGGCGGAACATAAACTTCAGATTTTAGAGCACGAGTTCGCTTTTTTTCTTCAGCTTCGACACCCCAACGTTTCTGTAGTTCTTTCCACTCTGTATCCAAATCTCTAGCCTTCCTTGCCTCGTCGGCATTTCTAAATTTGATTTTTCCACGCTTCTTGCCGTTAAGGCTGAGACTAGGATGATGAAGATGCATACTCATAAGTTTTCACCGGAAGTTAAACACATCACAATATTATATAGTCTTGTTTAACTTGAGTCAAATATTTTGGTTTATACTCGAAACGATTCGCCACAGCCGCAGCGATCACGTTCATTTGGATTTTTAAATTCAAATCCTTCATTGAGTCCGTTTTTGACATAGTCCACTACTAGTCCCCTAAGATAAACCAAATCTCTAGAGGCTGTTTTTACAATAAAGTTTTTGTAAACAATGCGTTCGTCTGCAGGATCGAACTTGTCTTCTTTTAGATATTCTAGCACATAGGCAAGACCACTACAGCCTGTAGTTTTGACACCTATACGTATACCTAGGCCGCCTCTTTTTTTGAGTAATTGGATAATTTGATTTTCTGCACGTTCAGTTAGGGAGATCATGCTTCTTTCGATAATCTGCCACTGCGGCCGTTATAGCGTCTTCAGCAAGTATTGAGCAATGTATCTTAACTGGCGGGAGAGCCAGTTCTTCCGCAATGGCCGAGTTCTTAATAGTTGACGCTTGGTCCAATGTCTTGCCTTTGACCCACTCTGTAACTAGCGAACTACTTGCAATCGCTGAGCCACATCCATATGTTTTAAAACGTGCATCTGTGATAATGCCGTCTTTGTCTACCTTTATCTGTAGTTTCATCACATCGCCACAGGCTGGTGCTCCTACCATACCTGTACCGATAGTCTCGTCTACATCGAACTTACCCACGTTGCGTGGATTTTCATAATGATCAATTACTTTACTACTGTATGCCATACAGTATTTATAGCATTATTTTACTTCTTTGCGGGCATTTTTAACTGCTGTTACATCATTGCGTGTGTCTTTGCACAACTTGGCCAAATCTTGGCAATGTTTGCGAACACGAGTTCCAGCGGCGCCTACTTCTTTATCGTAGAACTTTTCGAAATCGCTTTCCATTGCTTCTACAATTTTGGTAAATTCTGGGTATTTGTTGTTTGACATAAAGGTCTCCTTTTACTTAGTTATTAGTTTTGTGTATTTTGCTCTGCAATACTGAATTGAATTCTCTAATTTTTTGAACGATAAATATTAAAAGGTGGAAAAATGTCAGGTATATCAAGAACGCAAGATTTAGGGCAAGGGCAGTGTAGGGCTGGTCATCCAGACGTACCAGTAGGATCTCCAAAAGATTATATTACAACATTCATTTCTGGTGCTGACACAGTGTTTGTTAATAATAGGCCTATGACTATCATAGGTACTATAGGAGAAACAGATTGTGGCCATACTACAACTGCTATCGCCGGTTCTGGAACAGTGTTTGCAGAAAATGTACCTGTACATAGATTAACCGATTTAGGAATTATCAATGAAGGTGATGGAGAATATACAGTGATTACTAGTTCAGATGATGTAGAGGCAGGAGGATAAAATGGCATATCAAATTCCAGGAGCAGTTGTCAGTGCAGCCGACAAGGCCAAAGCAGCAGCCAGTGCAGCAGTCGAGGCTGCACAACCTACCTATGCTCAAATGTTGGCCACTATTAAAAGTGGTGAAATACATAAAGACATTAGTGGACAATTAAGTGCATTAGGCAATTTGGGAATCAATACTACTTCAATAAGTGCAGTCATTGAAAAAGCCAAGGCATCAATGAGTATTGACATGGCAGTGGCCAATGCTGCGTTTGCACAAAAAGCTAAAATGGCCCAGGCCGCAGGCACAACATTATCAGAAGCCGATAAAACAGCAGCCATGGCCCCATTGGGTGTGCTAAAGAATTTACAAAGTACAATTTCAACTACTATGACCAGTGTAGCGTCATCAGTATCGTCTTATGGAACTACGCTAGGAATATCTCCATCTGCAACAAACCCAACGGCTGCTATTAACAGCGTGGCCGCCGCCGCTACAGCCTTTAGTGCAACAGTGCCTGCTCAGACTATTCCAGATCCTCTCAACCCAGGGCAAACTATAACTAACCCAGTATATACATCATTTGCAGCCAATCCTACCAATGCTTCAAAGATATCTGCGTTGAGTAGTATTAATTCAGCAGCCAGTACTGCTGGCAGTAATCTTAGTGGTACTCTAGCAGGATTTGCAGCAGCAGCGGCTGCTGGTAAGTCGGATATTATTAGTACACTAAAAGCAGATGCTATGATAGCATCTTTGACTAAACCAATGCCAGCTTTAATGAGTAGTGTTACTGCGGATAGCCTTAACTTAAATAAAATTGACAAATACGCGGCTATTAAAGCTCAAGAAGCAACTGCCACAGTGGCAGTACAAAAGACTCCTGATACTATTAGGCCTAGCGGTGGTACAAAATTAACAGATAGTACCACTGCTCCTGCTCCTGCTCCTACAGATACAAGCAAATTTATTTTTAAATATGAGTTGAAGGCCCTTGGCGATGAATATGATAAAATACGTGATACTTATTATAAGTCATTTGGTACAACTAAAGAAGCTACTTCAGACCAACAACAAGCAGCCTACGATGCATGGTGGGAAAAACAACTCGGGTCAGAAAAAGAAGCAATTAGAAAACAGTCAGTTGCGATTCAAAAAGCCAAACCAGATGCTGCCACTAGAACTGAAGAAGAAAATGCTATCATTGCCACTTCTAAGGCCAACGGAAAAATTGTAAGAGACACCCCAGAATATATACGTGTTCAAGTAACATACTGGGGTGATGTTAAAAAATACGAAGAATGGTACAAACTTGCGTATAATAACTGGAAGTCTAGTGGTAATAGATATGAGTTACCTGCTGAGCTAGAAGCTAAACTCAAAAGCTACAAATAATTTTAGATTAGTTTAATTCCAGTGGTAGACTCTAAGAATTGCTTGGCAAAACTTTCATCAGTTGGCTCTGCTACTGTAACTGTGGTTTTTAACAGTTTAACTTCCTTGTCTGGGCTGACTGTGAACAAGTAGGGCATTAGTCCAGGACCTTGCTGTCCCATACCGATGACCATCGGACGGCTTAGTTTGTAGTAGCTGTCTGTCTCTTCGGCTAGTTTAGCAACTAGCTCTTCTCCGCTGGTAAGTTTAAGTGTGATCACATCGCCTGCTGATACGCCTTTATTAATTATTAACATTTACTAACCTTTCTTTTAATTCGTTAAATCCGCCTACTAGTTCTCCGTCTAGGAAAATCTGTGGCACTGTTCTTGCTGTGGGCACTGCTTCTAATAATTGTTCACGTGTATATCCATCGCCAATTTTGCGTTCTTCAAAAGTAATACCTTTTTGTGTTAGTAATGCCTTGGCCTGATCGCAAAATGTGCATTGATATTTCGACCATACTATTGCTTTCATTTTTTCTCCGTTATACTGCTGGTAATTCGTCGTAGTCAATACTATCACCCATTACACCAATGACGTAGTTTGTTGACTCATTTTCTTGTAGGGCAGTCTGCTTCTTACTAGTGTCTACATGTTTGTTAAACCACGGAATAGGTGTTGACTTTGGGGCAGGGCTTTGATATTTAATGCCAATATCTTTAAGTGCTTGTAGAGCAGTATAGTCCACAAATTCTTTTAAAATATTAGCGTTCAATCCAATGACAGGGCCTTTCTTAAACAAATAATCAGCCCAGGCCTTCTCTTCTCGAATTACATCTATATATAGTTGATAGACTTCGTTGGCACATTCTTCTTTGGCCTGTGCAAAACGACTGTCCTCTTTAACCACTGCATTGATCATTAATGCAGTCCATTCTTTGTGTAGCACTTCATCTTGCAGAATTAGGCTAATAATGTTACCGTTACCAATAAAGATCTTATTTTCTACCATGGCAAGGCTTGTGGCAAAGCTGACCATGAAACGGAATGCTTCCAGTGCATAACTAGCGTTAAGTGCCAACCATATTGCCTTAACATGTTCTAATTCAGGTATATCTTCACCTGTTTCTTTTTGGCAATTTAATTTGTGTAGGTAATCGTAATACTTGCCAACGCTGCTAGCCATGTCTACAATTTCTTGTGTGTCATGAATGGTGTTGAATACATCTTTAGGTACATTGTAAATGTTACGAATGATGTGGCTGTAACTACGACTATGAATATTAGTTTCGAAAAAACTCCAATTATACATTAGAGCTTCAACTTCTGGCAGACTAACACAGGGAGTAAACACCTGTGCTGGGCCACGACCTTGTAGGCTGTCTAATGCTGTTTGGCGTAGCAGATTGCTGGTAAAGATATGTTTGACCGCATCGCTAGCATCTTTGAAGTCGTTGGCATCTTTGCTTAGACTAATTTCTTCTGGAACCCAAAAGAAGCCTCGTGCTGTTTGTTCAATCTTTTGTATCTTAGGATACTTAACTTCTTCAAATCGTTGAATGGTTACTGGACCCGCTGGATCTAGAAACATCTTACGACCTAGATAGTCTGTCTTAGTATTCAGGTTATATTGTTGTTTTGACATAGTTTATAATTTACACGATTCACAGTCATCTTCTAATTCAGTTTCTACATAACTTTGTGCAATGGTCTGCACTAGGTCTTCGTTGGCTTTGCTGCCTGCCTTATTTACAAGGCTGTAATAAAAAGTTTTCAAACCCCATATATGCGCCTGCATTAAATTTTTAGCAATCAATGTAGTTGGTACCTTACGGTCTTCCCAATGTGCAGGATTGTAAAAAGTATTTGTACTAATACTCTGATCAACATAGGCGGCTAACACTGCGGCAGTTTTAAGATATCCGTCGCAGTCTTTTTGTTCCCACATAAGTTGGTATTTGTTTTTCAGTCTATGGTATTCAGGAACAACTTGAATAAAACTTCCTGCCTTGCTTTCCTTAACACTGATTAAGCTCATAGGCAACTCAATTCCATTAGTGCTGTTAATGGCTACACTACTAGATTCTACAGGAGCAATGGCCATAAGTGTAGCGTTTCGTACACCATACTGTTTCATCTCGGCACGTAGAGGTTCCCATGGTAGTTCAGGAGTAAAGTCGGTGAGTTCATTCACACCTTTGGCACGTAGTTCCCAGGGGAATATGCCTTGACCATATCTTGTTCTACCACTGTGTGTGCATGGACCGCGTTCTTTGGCTAATTCAACCGTGGCTTCTGTTAGATAAAATGCTTGATGTTCCATCCAAGATTTTACATCTTGAAGTGCATCTTTTTCGCCGTACTTGAGTCCACGCTTGGCGTGCCAGTAGGCAAGATTTGTGACTCCGATGCCCAAGGGTTGGATTTCATCATTTGATAGTTTTGATTGGATTGAGAGGAAGTCTTGGTAATCCAATATGTTGCACAGGCTACGCTGAAGAATACGGCAAGCACGGCGCATGTCTTCAGGATTGCGGAACGCACCCCAGTTGATTGAGCCCAGTGTGCAAAGAGCGATACGGCCATCGCTGTCATCCAAACGCTTAAAGGATTTAGTAGGAAGAAGAATTTCACAGCAGAGATTACTTTGATATATTGTATGGTACTCGGGGTCAAAAGGTCCTTGGTTCATTACATTGTCAATGAACACTAGATAAATGCGTCCTGTGTCAGTACGCTCTTTAAGAATGCCGCCCTTGAATACATCCTCGGCATTCATTGTTTTCTTACGTAGGTCTTTACGTTTTTCGTATTTTACATACAGCTCTTCAAATAGTTTAGTGTTACGATAAAACGCTTCATATAAATCCGGTACTTCATTGGGGTCAAAGAAAGTTATAGTTTCCTTGTTTCGAAATCGTCTCCAAAAGAAGGCAGAGAGGACGACTCCGTAATCCATGTGTCGGACTCGAGTTTCTTCGGTTCCTTGGTTGTTTTTAAGTACAATAAGATCATCAAACTGATGATGCCAAATAGGATAAAACACAGTAGCACTAGCATTACGAATACCTCCTTGTGAGCAACTACG